ATGCGCAAATTCATTCTTGCAGCAACTCTGATGATTGCCGGCCTGGTAGGCGGCGGATCTGCGAACGCGATGCCAATCGGCGTCTCACCGGCGCCGACCGCCTCAAACGTCGTCACCGTCGACTATGCGTGCGGCCGAGGCTATCACCTCAGCCCTCGGGGTTATTGCCGTCCGAATCGCTGGGCGCCACCACCGCGACCGCGCTACTACTCTCACCGGTGGGATCGCCGCGATCACTGGGACCGTCGTGGCTCTCCGCGGCGCGACTGGCGCGACCGCCGCGAATATCGCCGGTGGTAACGTCGGAATAGGAAAAGCCGCCCGACTCTCACCAAGTCAGGCGGCTTTACTGTTTCTCATACCGGCTCTCGCAGCCTTACGCCCGGGCCGCCTCCGTTGGCATCGATGAAAACGATGCCTGCTGACTCGAACGCTGACCTGATATCCTGCACGGTCCGGTCTTTTAGCTCTTCACCGCGTTCAAAACGAGTAATTGTATTCGTTGAAACTTTCGCAATTGCGGCAAGCTCTCGAACCCCAAGTTCCAAGGCAGCCCGTGCCATGCGGCACTGTGACGGCAACATTTCGCTACTCCGTGTCGAATTCGCATTGACGTAGCGAAAAAATGCGCTAGTCTTCACAGGGTAGCGAAAACGCTACACTATATCAACGGCTTCAGGGGATCTGCCGGGATGAATTCGCATGCTTTGACACACGGGGTTTCGGCAACTGAACCTGATCAGAATGACAGAAGATTGCTGGCACGCGGCCTCGTAGGGAGAGTCAGGATCTATAGCCGACCCTATCGCTTCCAAGTCGGTCAATTCGTTGTCTGGGACAATGAAGTCTGGATCGTGCAGTCCCGCATCACGACCGCGATGGGAAGACGTTTGTATGTGGTATCCAAAGATGGTGACGAGCGGCCAGTTCGAACCGTTATCGAGGTGATGTTGTCGCCTGCGGGATGCCGAGAAGGTCAACACGGATTTACTGTCTTATAGCGCAGCCACACTAGTGGCGCGTCCCTGGCCCTTCTCTCGCTGCCGCGGAGGAGGGCTTTTTTTTCGGAGAGCGCCATGGGCGATCATGTATTCAAGGTAGGCGAGATTGTCCAACTCACACCTCAAGGCGAGCCGCTGATCTATCTCGGCTTGCAGCTTAACGGCCGAGCGTCTGTCCTGACAGATGAAGGGCATGTCGAAGATCACCGCGTCGAAGACTTGTTGCCGTACACGCCCGCGGATCCAGTCATGGTGGTGGTCAGCGAAACTTAGGTCGACGCGGGTGCGGGTGCGGATGGGACCGTAAGCGAGGAAACCTACGCCAAAACGTCACGCACATCGCCACAGTCAAGTCGGCAGGGAATATTTCCCCTCTTTATCCACGGGCAGAACCAGCGAAATTGCTCGTGCAACCCAATCCCCACCGGAGGCGCCTATTAGCGCGTCCTAATTTTCGTGGATGAGTTGTTGGCGGCTTGCCATTGATCGGCCCGCTGACTTAATCTGTTGCAGCGTCTCACCAACGCAACACCACCACAGAGGAGACCATCAAGAAGCTTTCGGCATCCGTGCCGGCAGCGTCCGTGTGGAATGTTGCAAGAGAAGGGGACGTTACTTGAACGCTCGTAACGGCGTAACCCGCACCGAAATCGAAGAAGCAATACTTAGCTGCGCAGCACTGGTCGATCGATATGGCGATAGCATGATGCCGATCCTCGACCGCCTCGAGGCAGAGTACGCCAAGCTCCGTCGTCCGCCGGAGGTCGAACGCGTCAAGAAGCTCATCTCTGAAGTTCGGCGGGAGGATGGTCTCGCATGACCAAACGCAAAGTTTACACTCGCGAGAAAATGGAAGAGCACCTGCTTCTTTGCGCCGAGCTCGTCGATGAGCACGGTCCATGCATGCAGCCTTGGCTTGACCGCATGGAAGCGGAGTATGCCAAACTCCGCCGCCCCCCTGAGGTCGAGCGAATCAAAAAGCTCATAGCCGATGCCAGGCGGGAGGACGGTCTTGTCTGATCCACTCGACAAACTTCCGCTCTTCGCGAAGGATTTAGAAATCGCCATAGCGGTTGTCGGCAAGGCCAACGCATCTGATTGGAAGCGCAACGCCCTGCCGCTATTAGAGGCAAAAGGCTTCCCGAGGTATGACGCTTTGCATGGCGGCCGCCCGGTCCCAATGATCCGGAAATGGTACGAGCATTACATGGGTGTGCACCTTTCCTATATCCCCGTGAAATTTGAAGAGGCTGAGGACAATGCAGATGCTTGGCGGTCAGCTCGCGAAAGACGGGCCGACAGGAAGCCAAAGTTAAACCTAGACACCCGATGTCAAACCGTCCTGCGTTTCATGATCGCAAACCCCGAAGCACGGACTCAGCGCGATATTAAGGGTGTCGGCGAACTGACCTTGGGGAAGTTGGAAAGGCATGGGGTCATCCGGGCTAACCGGGAGGACGCGCGCGGCGACAAGATCTGGCTCGTCACGGATGATGGCCGTGATGAGATTAACAGGATCGACTACTGGCACTATGGGAAGTCTGACGCGTCACCGCTCAAGGTCTCGAAATGAACAGTCCCAAGCAACAGTCCGCGGCCCTGCATTACGCCAAGTTCACCGATCCTCTGGACCCCGACAAAGGCTGGCAGCGCGAAGATGTGCAAGTCGCTTTCATGGCCGGCATGAATGCCGCCGGGATCTCCCCTCTCCTAACGCTTCCTGAAGTTGCCCGGATTCTAGCGGTATCGGTGTCAGTAGTACGCGATCTGGTGAGATTCGGTGAACTTGCCTATGTCCATGCTGGCCGAGGGACCGAGCGGAAACACCTGACGTTCAGCGTCAACGAAATCGAGAGCTTCATCAAGCGACACACCGCACGCGACTATTATGATCTCGGACCAAAAACCGCGCGACAGAGTAATCGGAAGAGCGCGCGAGAACTCGCCGTGGAGCGAGCAGCAGATGGAAGTTCAGATTGGTTCAAGCGAGCTAAGGCTGAAATCAAAGCAAAGAAGTGATGGGGCGGCCCGCTTCCTATTCCTTGACACTGCAGCTCACCAGAACATAATGAGAACATCAAAAAGGATGCCTCATGCCCACCGCTCAGAAATTTATTGTTCTGCCGTTCAAGAAGAGCCGAGCCGGCATCGTGCCAGCAGAGATGCGGCAGGCTTCGAACGCTGCGTCGGCTGAAAGGATCGCCGCTTCGATGTCGTCCAGGTTCCTGGGCGTCGTTGCACTGGCGGCGATGGCAGATGACGAGACCGGCGATTTGAGCGCGGCACGACTGCTGTTTAGCCACGGCGAGACTGGCGATCTGTCGAGCATGGTGCAGTTCAGCCCGGAGGAGAAGTCGAGGCTGGGCAGGAGCCAGAGGAAGAAGCCGCGCCCGTCGAGCTGCCGGTCATGCCGACTGTCGAGGTCGATCCCCTACCCGCGGCCAACGCGTCGTCACTGATCCTCACGCCGCCGCCTGAGCCCGTCAGCGCGAAGCGGGTGGCCCGTGCACCAGTGAAGCGCAGGAAGCAGCCAACGCCCTCTGCCGGGCCGCTATTCGAGGAGACCGTGTATGTCCAAACATGAACCTGTGTTCCTCCAACAATCCGCCGTAGAAACGCTTCAAGCCTCGCCGCCGGTCGGCATCCTCCACCTGCTGACAGACAAAGGTCAGTTTGCCTTCGCCATCACCGGTGAAGCTGCGCGCGATGTGGCGGCGAAACTGCTGGCCTTTGCGAACCAGCCCGCGAATGATCGGTGACACTCGCGCCGCCGTCCTTGACCGGCTAGCCAATGAAGATGCAGCCGTTTTTCGAGGTACAATTTACCCGCTCCTTGGTCAAAATACGTTTATTGAATTTTCGTAGGTTGGATGCAAAATTGCACCGACCTCGCCTTGGAGAGCTATATGTCATTGCACCGATTCATTTTCCGTATCGATTTTTCGCAATGCTATGAGTTCGCAAATCGTCCGGGGACGATTATTTCGCTCATCGAGAAATCATCCGACGGGTATTGGGACGTGATTGGACCCACCAACAATCCTTACCAGATTAACGCATTGAAGCGTGTGCCAGAGCCTGGGCGGCGGATGTCGTGCAACTTCGCAGTTGACCTTAACGCAATCAGCGGAAGTATAGAACTCGAATCGGGAGTGCCGCTCAGCGATATTACTTCGCATCAATACATAAAGCTCTCTAGTAATTTGATCGAACAGCTGCTGACTGAATTCAGTATTCGAAACTTTATCCGCGTAGGCTCTAGACTTGTGATTACTGGTGGGGAAGTTCCTACTGACGGAGAAGAGCGGGTACACGCTTCCGAACGATTTATTAAAACAAATTTTGGCGACAGTGATATTAGTGCAGATGACTACGCAGTAATTCTTCTTGGAAAGATGGATCACGACGTCAGGTACAGGCTTCATTGCGGCCCGGGCGCCGCAACTGATATTGCCGGACTTCTTCCTCTGATGTCTCAAGAGGGAAAAATCGAATTAGCAACGCTTCACCGCTTTACAGCGGATATTGACATTTTTCAGCAGAACATAAACTTTAAGGGAACCAATCTTCAAAAGTGGGCGAAAGCGAAGGAGCAGTACGTGAACAAACTCCTCGCACTCGCCGAGTCATCGGTGAAAGGCTAACGCGTGCCAACAAACGCTCTTAGTGTCGATGCGGTCGCCACCCGAAACATTCTGGGAAGGCACGAACCTGATCAGACGTTCGACTATCGGAACCGTGAGGACGGAAGTTCCAGGCGTTCTAGTGCTGCAACGCCTTCGGACGCTTACCATCTGCACGCCATCCGGAACGAGCCTCAATCGGTAGCCCCACACAGGGGCACGCCTGAACCAAAAATAGAGAGAATCGATGGGACGGTTCGAGACGTAAGGGAATTTTTCGTACTCGTCACAGCTCGTATCGCTGGAGAAGACTTGGCGTTCGACGTTCCGATCGACCTTTGTCCCGCTGACGTATTGTTCGAAGGCGTCCCTGTAGAGCTCTCGATTGGACGAATTGATGGGTTCTCTTCTCTTCGTGTTAAGAGGCGGCAATTGAGCAAACCGCTATCTGCGGCGCAGCAAGCTCGCCTGGCCTCGGTGACTGATTGGGCTGATGCCCTGTAAATGCTCAAGTTTCATTTTCTGAATGTAGAAAACGGTGATTGTACAATCGTCGAGTACGCCGGCGATGGGACAAGAAAGTTTGGCCTCATAGATTGCAATCGCACCCCTCGGCGCGCTTCACCAGCGATGGACAAACTTCAAGCGCTCGGCGCCGAGGAGTTAGAATTTGTCTGCATAACACATCCTGATAAGGATCACTTCAGCGGTATAATCGATGTCCTCGATAGATACCGGGGCCATATTGCGAATTTCTTTACATTTCCGTTGGCTTCCGTGCTGACGGACAAGGAGCGACTGAAGCTATACCTGAAGCAAATTCAGAGTATCGTTGAAAGATCAGAGGATGATGACCTGAGGGATCGCCACCTCGAATTTATGGAAATAATTAAGAGGGGTTACACTGATTTCCATCAGAACCAGACTTGGCGAGAAATCTCGGGAGATTATGATCTCCTTCCAGTAGCGGAGTTTGGATCGGCGAAGTTTTTCGGGATCATGCCGCCTCGCCGGATGCGAGGTCAAGTTGCTCAAAGCGTGTTGGGCTATCCTGACAGTCAGATCGCGAGTGTAGATAACAACGATATAAGCGTGGCGATCATGATCGAATACGCCGGAAGACGTATCGTCATCGGTGGTGATGCTATTGACGCCAACTGGGAATGGCATCGTGCTTTTCGAGAGAAGATGAAATTAGATCTGACTTCTGATCTTGTAAAGCTTCCGCACCACGGGTCCAGGGCGGACAATAAATCAGACACGTTGAAGGACTTCTTCGGATCAGGCACCAACGGTATCGCAATAATTTCAGCGAACGGCCGCGGGCATCCCGATATTGAAACATTCCAGAAACTCGACGATTTGCCGTGCATTCGGCTTTGTACAAATTTGTTTAACCCAAATGAGCGCGCGCTCAAGAGAATATACAATAACTCTTCATTGAGCCAGAGTTTGAAGCATTATTTGAATGTTTATACTACCCCGATCCCGTCGAAGCCGACGCCTTGTAAAGGTGATATTTGCGTTTCAATCGGCGCGGACGGAGTGATTGCTATAGCCGACCACAGCCCACCGATGACTTAGGTCAATCGGTAAACCTCCGCCGCGTCATCCTCATCCCGCAGCCCTTTGTACGACGGGTGCCGCAGCTTCCCGTCTGTCGTCCAGGCGCGGTACTCGATCTCGGCTTTGTAACGCGGCCCGGTCATAACGACGTTCTTTCCCGGAACGCGATCGACGGGCACTTTCGTCTTGATCTTGTCCAGCAACCGCTTCAGTCGTCGCGCTTCGTCGTGTTTGAAGCCGGTGCCCACGCTTCCCACGTACCGGTAGCCGCCCCGCGCCTTGGCAGCTAGCAGGAGGCTCGCCACGGCGCCAGGCAGGGCGGTGGATGGCTCATAGCCGATGATGGCGAACGTCTCGCTCTGGACGCATTTCACCTTGATCCAATCGCCGGTGCGCCCGGATCGATACGGCCGATCACAATGCTTGCCAATGATGCCTTCAAGGCCCAGGCTGCAGGCGTTCGCGAGAAGCGCTTCCGGATCGGCGTCGATCTCTTCCGACACCCTTATAGCCCCCTGCCCGTCGATAACGTCTTCCAGCAGCTGCCGGCGGGCCTCGTACTCCATCGCACGTAGGTCGTGGCCGTCGAGATAGATGATATCGAAGGCGTAGAGGATCGAGTTTGAGGACGGCAACTTACCGCCGTTCTTGCCACTGGCGCCAAGCGAGCGCTGAAGCAGATTGAAATCCGATCGACCTTCCTCGTCGAGGACGACCGCCTCACCGTCCAGGATCATTGTTGTCGGACCAAGCGCCTCGGCCGCTTGGGCTATGGCCGGGAACCGATGCGTCCAGTCCTGCCCGCCGCGGGTAATAAGGCGCACCCTCCCCGGCTCGATATGGACAGCCAGTCGGTATCCATCCCATTTCACTTCCCAAGACCAATCGGGCCCGGTCGGCGGTTTCTTGCGCAGCTCAGCCAGGCATGGCTCGACGCGCTCAGGCATAAAGTCGAATGGAAGGTGCGGCTGTTCTGGATTTCGCCGCTTCATCGGCCGACTTTGTAGTGGCGCGGTCTCGTCGAGCAGCAACGGTTTCGATGGCTTGCGCGGGCGTTTTGTCATGCCGGCATTGCATCAGGAAAAGCTTAAAAAGCATCCCTTGAGCGTGCCACTCTGTGACGCTTGCGTGACGCCCATCATGGACTAAGAGAAGATACGACCGTTGGATCTCCTGCCGAGATGGGCACTTCATCCCTCATCGATCGGAACAAAGACAGTGAGCACACTCACATGACATTAGCAGACTTGAATATCGAAACGTCTAGCGGAACGGTCACGCTTCCCATTGAAGCAGGCAATCCTGTTTTAGTCGTCGGTCGAAATGGAACAGGAAAGTCCGCCTTGGTACACCAACTGGTGAACCAACTCGGTGAGATGGTGATCTATATTCCAGGGTCTCGTCCGAATTACTTCGAAAGTGAGAGTCTTCGACTCACACCCGCTACTCGCGATGACCTTATCTCCAACCTCAGAAGCTGGAATAATTCACCCGACACCCGGTGGCGTTCATTCTCCGGAACACAAAGGAATGAGAAAGCTATTCACGATCTGCAGGCCGCGGAAACGCAGTTCAAGTTGGAAGCGGCAGATCAGGTGAAGCGCGAAGGTGCAGCCTCTACAGCGATCGAGCGACTTCAATCGCAAGCCTCGCCTTTAGATAGAGCCAACTCTCTGTTGGCCCAGTCCAATATCCCTGTCACCATGACAATTATCAACGGTCAACTAAGAGCAAAACGCGAGAACGCTGTATACAGCTTAGCACGTATGTCAGACGGAGAACGCGCTGCGCTAATCTTAGCGGGTGAAGTTATTTCAGCTCCCCCGGGAACTGTTTTCGTTATTGACGAACCTGAGCTGCATCTCCATCGATCGATCGTCGTGCCACTCCTTTTAGCCTTCATTACAGAGCGAAAAGACTGCGGCTTTATTATTAGCACTCACGAACTCGAATTGCCCGCGGTGATTGATGAGTCGAAGGTCGTACTTGTGCGCGGCTGCACCTGGTCAGGCTCGACAATTTCGACGTGGGACATCGATATTCTTCCCCTTTCAAGTGATATCCCGGATTCGCTACGAGTAGATATCTTGGGGTCTCGTCGAAAAATTCTCTTTATTGAAGGTACGGATACTAGCCTAGATCAACCTCTCTATGCCCTTCTCTTCCCGAAAGTTTCGGTACGTCCGCGAGCAAGTTGCAAAGACGTAATCCAGGCTGTGGAAGGGGTCAGGTCAGTCGAGGGAGCGCATCACGCTGAGAGTTATGGTATAGTGGATAACGATGGGATGGGCCCTGAGAAGAGGTCGAACTTGGAACAGGGTGGAATTTACCCGCTTTCGATGTTTTCCGTGGAGAGCTTGTATTATTGCAGAGAAATGCTTGAAGCTATTGCAGATCAGCAGGCGAAAGCACTGGATTTACCAAGGGCCGAACTGCTCAGTGCAGCTTATTCGAAAGCTTTGGGCTCGCTCCGCCAGTCCGGCGCCGTAGAGTTCCTTGCATCGCGAATTAGCGAGCAGCGAATGCGCGAAGCGTTGTTTGAAAACTTTCCAAGCCGAAACGAGATGATCGAGAAGACAGTACTCGATTTCCAAATAACGTCTCCATATCCTGCTGAGCTGGCTCGGTTGATTTCGCTTCGTGATGAGGGGAACCTGCACGCAATTATAGACAGATATCCCGTTCGCCAGTCGGGAATTCTGAAGGACCTAGCGACCGGACTGCGCTTTCAGGTGAGAGCCGACTATGAGCGGGCAGTTCGTGCAAAATTGGGCGCTGATGACACCGTGAAGAATAAGCTACGCGCCAAGCTCGGCGGGCTTTCAGCGCAACTGGCCTAGCCGGACCTCTACCTCTTAACCTTAATCCGAGCTTCGGCTCGCCAAAACGTTCCACCTCGCCAAGATGCAGATGCGCCAAGGGGTTGCAGCCCCTCGACGCATCCTAGCCACACCCCAACCTTTGCAGAGGTCAGAATGGGTTACGATACCCTATACCCGAAATTTGGAAACGTCGCGTCAACACCGGCCGCGGTCAACGCCATGCTGGCATCGAGGCAGCACCGCACATTTGCAGACGCTGTCGACAGCTATTTAGAGAACGGTGGAAGCCGGCGATATCTGGACAAGATCCTGCCGATACTCGGACATCTTCCCGTTGCCCTCATCGCGCCTCACGATATCCGCCAGGCAGCGATCGAGGCATTCCCCGGTAGGAAGCCCGGCACGCTCAATAGATGCGGCCTGACGCCTGCCAGGGCGGTAATCAACCACGCCTATGATCGAGGATGGTGCAGCCTCATCCGGATGAAGCGTTTCAAAGAGGAGAAGCCCATTCGGAAGGGATACGCTACCCAGCTTTGGCTACATCTGTTCTTCCGCCAGTGCCGCGTCGACCGGCTGCCGCATATCGCCGCTCTCGTCCTCTTCATGGCTCAGACAGGCGCGCGGATCTCGGATGCTTTACGGCTGACCTGGCGCTACGTGAACCTGAACCGGCGCGAGGCTTTACTCCTCAAGACGAAGACCAATACCAACTCGAGGCGCTCGCTCACCGACGACCTGGTGACGAGGTTCACTGAGCTGCGGTATCTGCACCGGCCTTCTGAGGATGACCGCGTGTTCACGCTGAAATGCCGCCACAACGTCAATGATCGACTTAAGGCCATATGCGAACGCGCCGGCATCGAATACCTGTCTGCGCACATCTGCGGCCGCGTCACCTACGCAAACATGTCCATGGATATGGGTATCGACGTCAAAACGGCCATGGCCGGCGGTGATTGGGTCAGTTCGCCCGTCTTTCTGGATATCTACGTTCGGCCGCGGGAGAATGCGAGCCGGATAGTAGCCGATCGGTTCAACCAGATCAGTTTCAGCGGTCGCGTCTGAAACGAGAAAAGCCGCCCTCCCCGGTGAGTCTTGGCGGTGGGGGTTGACTGCACTAACGCCGTCGACGAATATTTTGTTTGGCGCGGGGGTGGAGGAGACCCCTAACTTTTCGCCCACTGGGACTTCAGCTCCGCGCCACCGCTATTCTGGAGCCGCCGTCTCATGCTGCAAGAACACCTTCACCACCTACCGCCATTAACATCCGACGATCTGGCAACGCTGCAGAAGGTCTTCGACCAGGTGTGCGAGAAAAAGTCGCTCGAAAAGAAGTCGCAGGAGGCCGAAGAGTTGGCGGCGACAATCCTTCAGCATTTCCAGCACGGCGTCCGCAATCCCAACCAATTGCTGAGGCTTCTGGTGTGATGATTAGTAGCGGGATGTCGGAACGATAACTCTTCGAGATACTTGTAGAGCGGGCCCACCGGCCTAGAGGAGACCATTTGCCCTAATGCTTCCTCTCCTACTCGGCCAGCTGTCGCCCTGTCTCCGGTAGCTGGCCGATGCCGCATTGGCGGCGGGGCAATGGCTTCGACCTCGTGTCAATACCCCACCGCCCTACTTAACCGGCATGTCGATAACAAGAACCGAACACCAAAAGATCTACGAAGAAGGACGCCGAGCCGCTTCCTTCGATCAATCTGTTGTCGTCAGTCCGTACCTTCATGACGAAGAGCGCTTTGCCATCTGGCTCGAAGGCTATCGTTCCATCTCGCGCCGATCGGACCAGAACCCATCGTGAGCGATGATTGGCGACAGGGGCTAGTATCCATCAGAAAGTTGTAATATTCGGCCTTTGGAGCGTAGGGCTACCCCTGCTTGCAAACGCGCAGTACCCCTCTGCTGCAACCCTGCGCTCCACAGAGTCTTGGTGATGGGTAGAAACTCGCACCATCACTAGATATTCTTACGTCATCTCGTCTTCTTTCGATCATTGGTTAGGCGGTGATAAATGGGCACTTTTGTCATTCTAGGACCAAACAAAGTCGCGGTGCATGCGGCGCTAGTTGCCGCTGGCTGTGCCGACCACATCTTTCACTTGGAAGAGCGTGTTGATCAGGCTTCGTGGCTTTTCATTGTTTCAGCAGCTCTACAAGTCCAGCCTTTTCAGATGCTGGCCGACGGCGTTTTCTTGGGCGCATCGGTGGAGACCACGATGACAATATCCAGGGCAGTCCGTGAGGAGCTGATCCGCATCGCCAGGAACGGTTATGAGACGAGACATCCTGACTTGCGCCTCTCAAGCACGCGCCAGCTAATCTTGGAGTGAAGCGTAGATGATAGGGCGCGGGGGTTAGATACCGAAGATGCCCGACCCATTCCACGTAATCGTGATATCCCCGCCGTTCGGGGTCACAGGCAGACCGGTGGCGCTGTCGATATAGGCGATCAACGCCGACGTGCCCGCCGTGCCCGTATCCTTGTAGATCACCAGAGCTTCCGCCGAATTGCCCGACGTAGCCGCGAACACGCTATCGGCAGCATCAAACACGCCGCCCGTGGTCGTCTTCGTGCCGAGCGTTTGGGGCGTGCCCACGACGGCAGACGAAACGCTGCTGAAGAACTGATGCGCCGCCGAATAGGTGTAGACGCCGGTATCGACCAGAGCGACCTTGAGCGTGTCGGTGAGCATGGCAATGCCTCCATCAAGGAGGGCTTTCTTGCCGAGGGGGTAGAGAAGATTTGCCATGTGTGATTACTCCTGAGCTGCCTTGCGTGCGGCGAGTTCTTCCGGGGACGGAGGCCAGCATTCGTCGGCATCGAGCGCGAGTTCCTGCATGACGGCGAAAGCCGGGGCGAGGTCGGCAAACGCGGGATTGGCGGCGTTTCGCGCGGCAATGGCCCATTTGCCTTTGTGAGGACCGTTTTCGATCTTGCGTGGCTCTATGCGGTTTTCCCGACCGGCTGTCGCTTCCCGAAACTGAGCGGCATCCAGTTCAGCTAGGACGAAAAAGGGGAGAAGATTTGCCATTAATTGGCTCCTATGGCTGTGAGGAATGTGTTGAGGCGTGCGTGCATCGCTGTGTGGTTTGCATCGGAAAAGTTTGACCCGGTGTAAAACGAGGCGATACGGTCGGCGGTGTAGAGGGAGCTTGCTCGCAGCACAGTCCCGTTGGTCGTTGAAACCGTAGAAGAGGACACCGACAGCGTGGCTATAAGCGCCCCGTTGAAATACCCGCGCTTGTCCGTAGACGTGCCTCGCGATGAAGCCCGGTGCCCGGTTCGGCTGCCTGTGTTGGCTTGGAAAACACTTGCGGTGGCATCGTTTAGGGTGAAATTTTCATTGCCCGTATTGTTGCGCGGTCGGATGACGTTTCGGTCAGCCCCGGTGTTGCCGCAATGCGGGAAAAGACCGGCAGAGCCACCCTCTAAATTACACCAGACACCAATCGTAGCGTCGTTCTGAGACCAGAGGTTACCGGCAGCGTTATAGACCTCGTTGAGGTCCAGATGAGCCGTTGCCCCGTCTCCGGAAAACCCCCGATAAGCCGTGAAGGTCGGCGAATTGATTGCGCTCGCAGCCTTGGCAAGGTTTTTGACGTTGCGTAGGCCACCGGACGAGGTGTCCGCAGGCACCAGCCACCAATCGAGCTTGCTCCATAGCCCGTCTGCCTTGAGCCCGACGACACAAGCATTCAACGCATCTTTGAAAGTCGTGGTAGAAGAAGGCGCGTAGCCGGTGATGTAGGCTTGCGCATCGCTGTCATAACTGGATGGCTGCGTAACGGTCGGGCTGTAGACCGACCCGGAAGCCGCAATGAAGGTGGGTGCGACTGTTGCGGCGGCAGGCGCACCCAAGGAGACGGTCGGCGCGAAAATGGTGGTTGCGGCGGCGATGAGCGGCGGGGCAATAGTCTGGGCATACTTGACGACGGGGGCAAAGACCTGCGTGACGGCAGCGATGAATGGCGGGTTGACTTGTCCTTCGACCACCCCCGCGCCCTTGAATACGGACGGGGGAGCAAACAGCGGCTCGAATAAAGGTCGAAACAGCGGCTCAAGCACTGAACACCCCGCAGGTTGAGCCGGCCACGCGCGTGAACCGGTAAAGTCCAGGCGCAGAGATCGCGAGGGCTGGACGGAACGGCGTGAGCTCGCCGACGTCGGTGTAGCCGCCGGCATCGTCCTTCAGGGTGATGCGAACGCGGGCCTGAGCGTCGACAGTCCCTTTGATACCGACCGTCACCGGCGAACCTGCGGTCACAGGGAGATCTGCGGAATCGGCAGCGGTGCTGCCCGTAGCGAGAAGCTGAGTTGGCATGTGGATTTTCCTTATTGTCTTGTGACGCGCCGTGCCGGCGGGCTCTCGTAGAGGCGGTCTAGCCGCTCGTGGACGCCGTCAATGCGATTGCCCACGCCCTCGATCGCGCGCATGATTTGCGCCGTCTGTTCCTGCATGCCTGCCTTGGTGGCGAAGGTCTCTGCGGCATGGAGTTTGTGGGCGGCGAGGTCTTCCCTAGCGCGTGAGGCCTCAGCCTGAGCAGCAGCGGCGACTGCGCCGACACCGTCGCGAGCTTCTTTGACCTTTCCCTCGATCCGCCACCAAATGCCCCATAGGACGCCGGAAACGGTGCAGAAGAACAGGACAACGCCCATGATTTCAGCGCCGGTCATTGCGCACCCCCTTGAGTTGTGTTGCTATCGATCGCGCAAAATTGGAGCGGCAGATGTTCGAAAAGCAGAAGCTCGGGATTCCGTGCCCGAAGTGCGGACACAAGAACGAGAAGACCATGGCTTGGATCAAGGCGCACGACGACTTCACCTGCGAAGGATGCGGCAGCATCGTCAAGCTTGAGACTGAAAAGCTCTTCGCCGGCGTCAAGCAGGTCGAGGACAGCCTGGCCAAATTCCGGAGAAACCTCGGCAAGCGCAGATAGGGCTGCGACAAACGGTGGCGCTTGGAAGCGGAATGCCAACTTGGTCATTGGCCACCCCGCAGCGCGTCGTCGCGATCGATGATGTAGTTGGTGAGGGCTAGATGCCGGCGGTAGCAGGCAAGCAGCGCCGAGCGGTCGGCGATCCAGAATTCCTCGACCTGCGCCTGGGTTAGCGGCCCCTGCCCCAACGCGACCGGCCTTACGCAGGATCGGAGCAGCGAGCTGTCAGGTCGCGCGATCTGGGGCGGCTTTACCGGAGGTCTAACGGATTTGGTTGATACGCTGCACGCTGCCAGCGCCAAGGCTAGGCTTGCCAGCATCAGGATCTTGCCGAGCTTCACTGGCCAGCTTCCTTCTAAGTTCTAGGTTGGCGGCTTGTTCGGCCTCGAGATCGGCGATTGCCTGCGCCTCACGCGATTTCGCGGCGTTGTTGGCGATCGTTTGGCGCCGCTGTTCGTCGGCGTCGGCTTGCGCCGCAGAGGCGCGCTCTTCAGCAATGACGGCCTTGTAGTGCGCCTCTGCGGCGCCATAGCCATCGTTGTAGATCGACGAGTGGATCCACCACGCGCCGCCCATAAGGGTCAGCGCGAGGATCAGGATGCCGCCAGCCTTCACAAGCCAGACGTCGACGCCGAGGATTTTTGCGAGCGCCATCATGCCGACAGCCCCGAGACACAGACCTCAGCCTCACCGGCGCGGGCCGCGTCGCCCATCTCGCGGCGGTTGACGAGACCGCGCAGCACCTTGCCGCCGGCCTTATTGAAGGCCGTGGCTGCCTCGCAGCTCTGGCGGTACTTGCCTTCCCGGCCGAACCGGGCGGCGGTCGAGTTGCAGGTGGCGCCGACGCCAACGTTCCAGGACAGCGTCAGCATTGAGCCGCGCCAGCTAAGCGGTGCCTTGTCCCAGTTCGTGATGCATCGGACGAGATGCGGACGGTAGTCGCGCTCCATCTTCACGGCGAGGCGTTTGTCGCAGCCGGCTGGCGTTTCGACCATGCCCTTGCGAACGTTATCCGTGTCGCCGTCGCAGATCGTGTAGACTGGCCTCGTCGGCAGCGTGTCGAGGTAGGCTACGAGGTGCCTGCCTTCCCAGGGCTGCAGGATCTTGATGGCAAGGGCTGTATCATCATGCACCGGTGCCCGGCCGGGAAAAAATGCGACCAGTCCGCTGATTGCGGCGGCCACGACGCCGGCCACCAGCGCCTTACCGCGCTTCGTCGGCGCGATCTTGTTTATCGGCATCAGCCTTCTCCTTTTCGGGTTGTGCGAGTAGGCGAGCGCCCCATGCTCCGGCCAGCAGCACGATGGTGAGCCACCACGGCAGGTAGTCGGAGACGTACGGGACGACGTTCAAAATCAGGTCTGCGGCCGCTGCGAGCTCGATGAGCCGCAACGACCAGGCGCGCGAAAGCACCCGACCGACGTCAGGGGTAAGTTTCATTGGGTTTCTCTGGGTTTTCTGGAGAAGGCTCACCCCATGCAGGCCGGCAACAGGGGCACCACGTCGCCTAGCAGCCACGTCTGGTGTGCCAACGATTTACTACTTTTGACTGACTGGCGCCGTCTCGACGACCGGCCTAACCTACAGTTGACAGCCTCGAGCTTTGCTCGGCTTCTTTGATTGTATTCTTATCCGCGCCTTGGCGATGTGATGAGCATCGGTCTAAGAAATTGCTCTCATCAGCGCGAGCGCCCGTTTCATTGAATTGTGTCGAGACAAATCGAGGAGACCGCACATGCTTAGGGTAAAAGCTTGCCTTTCGGTCAGTACGTTTGTGCTGTTTTTGGGTTTCGGAACCACCATTCACGCAGACAATATATTCGGCGGCCGAAATTCTATCTTCAACAATCCGGGGCAAGTTTTTGGCGGGAAAAACTCCGTATTCAATAACCCGGGGCAAATCCCTCAAGGTATTGGGAACGCAATAAACGAGCTCCAGGCAAGCACACTTACCGGTCCGACGCTGGCGGCGGCGATCTCTGAATCGAGGAACTCTGCCATTAGGGGATCTATGCCAATTCCCCCTGACGTGCGTCGCGCTATGACCGGCTACATTAGTGAAGATGCGCTACAGCGGGCGAGATACAAGATTGGCGACAATGGATTTGTCAATCTTGCCCGTTTGATTGAACAGGGTGGCCTCGCTGTGGCCGTAACTCTTATTGACGTCATAGTTTTCAGAGGCCCGAGTGAGGCGAAAGATCTTTCGCTCTGGGCGCACGAACTCACGCATGTTAGCCAGTATGCGTCTTGGGGCGTTCATAGCTTTGCCGTCCAGTACGCTCGCAACTGGCGCAGCGTTGAGGATCCCGCCTATGCGAAAGGTAATGGCTTCAGCGCATGGTACCAGCGCAATCAAGCGAATGCTCCACGCGCTTCTCAGCCACAAACAAGCTGGATGCCACCCGCGCGACAGATGGCCGGCGCATTCTGCCACACTCAGTTCGGGCGGTTTGGGCCAGGACCAGTTCAGCCTCAGGGGGCTCCTTGCATGGTACGATTGCCTCAGGGTGTTTTTGCAGGGCGCGTTGGGCCATAATGCTGGCCAGCACTATCATCAACAGGGCGTTTCAATCAGCGAGACTGTAGGTGGCCAGTAACCTGGTGGCTGAAAATCTAAGTGTGGGCGTAAGAGGCGCCAACCGGAACCGGCGCCCTTTTCATTAAGCCCGCGTCATCCACTGCGCGGCCGTTCCGCCCTGGTTGCGCATGCAAACCACTTCGTAAAGCTGATTGTTGGTTATGACCTTGGTAGCTCCGCCGTTGATGGTTGCCCCACCAGTCGCAGTCAATGTGCAGGTTCCCGAGCCGTGCGAGCCAATCTCGAACGCATGGCCAGGCAAAGCATCCTGCGGAAGGTTCACGGTGATCGCGGCGCTCGCGGGTGACGGCAGCATAGAGTACGCGGCGCCGCTGTCCGTTCCGTCCGATGCGATGGTCAACGTAGTGGCGGTGACGCCGATACGCTTACGCATGGCCCCGCCTACAACGGTCGCTTTAGTCCACGCGACTTCCGTATCGCTCACGCGCGCCAATTCCGCGCCCGCGGCCACGCCGAACCGGAATCCGTCTGCATAGAACTGGTCATTGCCGCGCATGCCGCCAACGTTGGTCAACACACCGTCATTGAAATTGGAAATCTGCAGAGCCTGGCCAGCGAACTTGACGATATCGTGCGGCCCGGCACGGAGCACGATGCCCGCCCCGCCTGGATATTTGTCGTCGACCATGAACCCGCCGCCATATGCGCCGAGCGGAACGATCCAGTTGTTATTTGGCGCCCCGCCGACGCGCATGCCCATCCAGAGCTGCGGAGCCGTCCCGAGCCCGCCCTGTATCCATTCCAGATCTTCGGGCTCGTAGGTCGTGCCCGTCCCCATAGTGCCGGCCTTGCCTTTGCCTGACGTGATCTCCTTCTTAAACTCGAGCTTGCCGTCTGAGATGCGAAAAGCATAGAGGTACTTCGGCAGGTCGATCTGGAAGTAGCCATTCAGCGTGTAGATGAAACTTGCGTCGCTCGTGACTCCCTGCCCGTGCTGATTGTTCGCACTCGTGCCGTCGAAGTCCGGGTTATCAGTAAGGCAAATCGTTCTGAACGCTTCGGCACGCCTGTCGCCCGTAGCGCCAGCGAGGAGTTTTCGGACGTCGAACAAACTCACATAGGACTTACCGTCAACCTCTTTCCGGTAATAGGCAGAGACCACGCGCTTGTCGGCAGACAGGCCGATCGTCGTATGCTTGAACGTACCGGAGTCGGACAGAATGTAGTTGCGCTTGTTAGCCAATGGCTGACCGCCCCCGTTTACATACTCGAAGGCGGTGACGCCGTTGCCCGTACCGTTTTGAGAGAGGAATGTCAGCGTCCCGTTGTAATACAGGCTCTCAAGGCCTTGAGCATGTCCAAGCGTCAGCAGCTCGCCGGCTGCTTGGTCTATGATGGCGCCGTACCTGTCGTGACGCACGACCGTCGCGATGGAGTCAACAAAGTCAGTCCCACCTTCCACGGACACGGAATATATCTCCGCGGTCTGAGTGACGAACGTCCATCCCTGCATAACACGACCTGACAGGGCGGCCGGGTTCGCCATGGGAATGCGCCAGCCGCTATCCGACAACAGCTCAAGAGGGGCTGTCGGCTCGGCGAAGTCTATAACCGCCCTCACTCCATCGGCGAGCGCTCTTCGAGAAATAGCCCCATCGACAATCCTCGCTTCAATAACGTCCGCATCCCGATACCAGACTACTCCGCCGACAGATGTGAACGTGTCGGTGCTTCCGGTGTTGGCCCGAGTGTAGATGCCTGTCCGATCACCGGTTAGAATGTTGATGACGCCAATGCTCAACGGGATTTCGTCGGCTTGAGCGGCAGCGACGGTTTCATACGACCAGCCGCTCGCGCCGGTCTCCAACCGGGATCCCCAGGTGCGGATTTCGCTCTTCTTAGGCTTGTGCGGCCCCGACGACGGAACGCCTTCGGTGGCATAGTCGCGGAAGATGGTTTTTGCAGATAGTGCCACGGACGATCCTCATGGATACCGAATCCGGCGGCGCCGGTCGGAGTTTCTTTTGCTGTTATGTGTTGTGATCAGCTGACCGTGAATGAGCCGGTCGCGACTGCGCTCGCGGGAACGCCGGAAGCATTGATGGCTACGATGAAGCCGTAGAGGGTGCCGGCGCTCAGACCTGTTGCAATCCTGCTATCGGTGGTGCTTGGCGGGCCGAACTCGGTTCCGACCAAGGTGGCGCCGACGAAGGTGTTGGTGGTGTTCACGTAGACGCGCGAACCGAAGTAGTTACTGCTGTTGGGGGCAGTCCAATTGAATGTCGCTTGCCCCACGCCACCGGTCGCCGACGCGCCCGTCACGGCCGCTGGCGCGATCGGATCCGCGGTTGCGGTGACGTAAAGGTAGTCAGTCCAAGAGGACTGCGTTCCTCCACCCCAGGCACTTAGCCGGACGCGATACTGTTCGCCGTCAACCAGATAGCCGGTGCGGACCCGTGACTCGCCATCCTCCGCATACGCCGTCTGAGGGCCGGTGCCACCGGAGGTCCGTTCGTACTCGAGTTCATAGGTCAGATCTTCCGAAACGAAGTCCCAAGTACCCAAGATAAAGGCGGCTGTTGAGCCGCCTGAGATGACTTCCTGCTGGATGGTTGCCGCGAACCCCGTCGGTGTTGGGACGCCTACATTCGGCGCCGGCTGCGCAATCTCACCGGGCACACCCTCCTCGATCGCAGAGTTAAAGGCGTAAAGTCCGGCGGACACGATAATGCCAGAGAACGACAGCCGCATATTTCGGAGGTCGATCGTCACGCTCGACGTGATCTCGACAACCGCGTTTACCAGTCCTCGGCTAGGATAATGTACCGTGACAAATCGCCGATATGGAAGATGCCGGAGATTGCCCGCCGTGTAATCGACGACAACTGCCACCTTTCGAGCATTCGCTCGGATCATGGTCAGCTTCTGCTTGCGCTGGCAGTGGTTGTGGCTTTGGATAGCCTGATTGTCGAAGGTCTTGGTGCGCTCAGTAGCGTCGTCGACCAAGCCATAGGGATCGCCAAATATTGCAGCGTCTTCAGAATTGTAGTCGTTCGCCGGGTTGACCCATCGGCCACGCACGGCAAGGACGGTGTTTTCGCGACGCTTGTTCTTGTCGACCCTTATGCTGTAGGTGCTTTCAGCGGTGATACGAATGTCCGGCGCGACAAACTCACCAGCATGGACGCCGATCCTTCCGTCCGATCGCTCGTAGACAACGAGCTCGGCTGCCTCACCGATGATCCTTCCTACTTCGATAGGATCATTGTTGGCTCTAAACCAGAACCCGCCGTGATATCGCTTTTCGATACCGCCGGTACGGTTGGTGACGCTCTGGTCACAGACATTCGCCGCGTTGATCCAGTCTGGCAGATACATCGCGGTGTACGGCATTTTCCCGCCGACCGCGTGGCAGAGGTGCCAAAGGCGCATGAGGGCTAGGTTGGTCGAGAACTCCCAAGTGTTGGGATTGTCGAACCTGTGACTGCCTGAGCCCCCCTGAGTGGAATCCTTGCGAGGATCGTAGAGCAGAGCGCCCTCCCCAACTGCCGAGTGTTCCGGCATCTGGTTTGGATAGACGGTCATGAAGTTCTTCTGAGATACCGTGCGGCATCGCATCAGTACGGAGGCCAGGCCGTCCCCGCGGTGATTGGCGGTCCAGATCGTCGGAAAAGCGGCGACTGACGCCGAATAGGCCGTACTGGCGTTGAGGCCGAGCCTCGTCTCGATGCGAACGTTCGACGTCCCGCGGAAGTAGAACGGCGGCGTCATGACCCCAGAGCCGTCTAGCGTCACTTTCTTGTCGTGCAGGTAGTGCTGGGTGAAGGAATTGATGCGGTGGCAGGCCCACACCATGATGTGGTGAGCAGTTCCGCCAGCCTCCTCCAGGAAGACGTAGTCACCGCCCTTCTTGACGCGCCCGAGCACGTAGGAAAGCGATGGAACCTGCTGCTTCAGGTTATACGAGCCGTCCTGAGGCTTGGGGACGGAAGGCTTTTGCGCGAAGCTCGACAACGCCGCGTAGCCGAAGCCTGCAATAGCCAAGGCGTAAGTGCCGAGATAGAGGGCATTTGCGGCAAACGTCGTCGTTGCCAACGATGACACGATCAGCGCCAGCGTTTCCAAACCGGGCATAGCAAATCCGTTGAATTTAGGGGAAGGTCCAGGCGGCGAGCGTCCTTGCCGACATTCGGCCGAAGCCTTCGGTCTGGCGGACCAGCCAACCGCGGCCGTCGTAGATGGCGCCGAACTGGCGATGGATGTTCGTAGGGCTGCCGATGACGCCGATGTCACCGCGACTAGGCGAAGTGGTCGCGATGCCCGTTGCGGGAATATAAGGGCTGATCAGAGGGGCCAACCCACCGGCATCGTTGATCAGACGGCGGAAGCCTTCCTCGTCTTTGTACGTGCCGCGAAGCACGCTCGCGGGATCAGGGAAGCCGAGCCACACCAGCCACGCCGCCAAAGCAAGGCAGCAATCAACGTCACCGCCCGGAGACCAAGGCAGCGCGCCATAATCCCGGAGAAAAGCATCCAAGCCGTCAGCTACCAATTCGGCCACTTGATTGTCTTGTCGCGTGTCGAAGGCACCCGCTCGCAATATTCGTCATCCGGCGCCGTCGGATTCAAAAGTTTCGCGCGGGCGCGTTGGTCGACGTCCGAGAGAACCGCGCCGCTGGTCAGCGTGCGCAACGTGAACCTGTTAGTGATCTCTAGATTGACGCGCGAGGTGATGCCGGTGTCGCTCGATTCATCGACGACATCAAGGTTATCGATTTCTCCCGTAAAAACGACGATAGGGTCGCTGTCGTCCGGCTGCTCATCCTCGTCGAGAACCTTGAGCTTCACAACAAACGGCGATCCTTGAATGTCGGTTGTCTCGTCGTACTGCCAGATGCCGTCTGCGATCGAGGATGAAACCGAAATCAAGGAAAGCGCGAGGGTGTATGCCTCGCCGTTGATGGCTGCCTCGATCTGCTGCAGCGCATCGTCGGTGAACTGTGCCGGCCTGTAGAGGTTACCGTCGTCGTCGACGAACGTGCCGCCCGACCCATCCCAAACGCGGATCGTGCGGTCAGGCAGCACCGCATCGCATAGGATGCGAAGTGATTTGATCGCCAAAGGATTATCCTGGGAAGGAGGGTTAGGTTGCTAGGTCAGCCCAATAGTCGGTAGCCTCGATGAAGCTCACCGACGGAAGCGAATGGCGCGAGATGGCGTCCTGCGGGACGTCCATGCCGCGATCCTCCGTCAAGTGGCAAAGGCAGGTCGGCTGATCGAATTCCAGATCTGAGCCAGCCGGGATAGTGGCCCTTACGGTCGTTGAAAGCGGGACCGTCCAGATGTCACCGGCCACATCGACCAGCGGCCCGGTCTCGTACAGCGCGTGTTCAAACGAGAACCGGACGCCGACGAGGTTCGCATCCGCTTTGATGATCCTGAGCCGAATCTGAGTGGCACCGATCGGCGTGATGCCTTCGGTCACAACAGATATCGCACCTTGCGTGTATGGCGTGTCATCATCGAACGGCGTGTCGTCATCATGTTCCGTCTCGATTACCGGCTCGTAGCGCCCGGAGGCGTATGGAGCCGAGAGTGACGAGCGGACGGGCACAGCGATCAAGCCTGGCTTGCCGCCGAGCATCTGCCTAATCGCCTGCCACGTCTGCCATTGCTGGCGCCTGTTATTGCGCAAGATAACGTTGCCGTAGTCGATCGCCCAGAAACCTAAGTCGGTGCGCGTTGCCGGCTCTATGCCGCCCAGCGTCCGTCCTCCCGACCGGGAGAACGGCACCAGGTTGACGCCCATCGACTGCGGATTGAGCGTGCAGATCGGCCATTGAATTATCGCCATTCTGCACCCGCCTTGTTAGATTGATACTTCGCCATCGTCGGGACGACGTTCTGGTTGGCAGCCGCCACGATTTTAGGAGCGGCCTTCTGGACCTGGCCTTGGCTTACGCTCTCGACAAACGGCATGAGGTTGCCATTGCTGTCGGCCGCCACGCCAACTGTGACGTGAACGTTCTGTTGACCGGCACCACTCCGCTTGGGAATGGATGGCTGCTGGAATTTGACCGGGATCGATCGGCCATCAGGCAGCGGCACGGCCGCCTCAGGGCCAGCCTCACCAAAGATAGCTGCGGACTTCGAGACGCCGCCGCGAGCGAAAGTCTTCATCGGCTTGCCGCGGGAAGCGATGCCGCCCTTGGCGAAGCCAAATATGGAGAAGAGGCCTCCCAAGAAACCACCTCCGCCGGCTCCACCAGTTCCGAACAAGCTGTTCAAGCCGATGTCGATGACCTTGTCCAAGACCTTATTAAGGGCGTTGGCGAGCGCATCGGCGGCGGACGTTCCCGAACGTAGATCGGAAATGAAGCCGCTGGTGATGTCTTTGGCCGTGTTCTTGAAGTCGTCGGACGCTTCTTTCGCGCGTCTCTGCGACTCCTGCAGCTTTTCAGCGGCGACGCTGGCGTTGGCATATCCGGTGGCTAGTTGATCGATGCTCGCCTGAAGTTCCGGAGTTATCGCGATTCCGGCCTTGTGCGCTGCGTTCAGCAGATCCTGCTGTGCCCGTGCCTTCTCCAGAGCAAAGCCGTAGTCGTTGATCAGTGGATTGACCTGAGCCTGTGCCGCGGTCTCTGCCTGGAGCGAAAGCGTCCGCTCCTTGATCTGCTCGATTTCCCGCTCAAGCGCGTCCTTCTTGCCCTTGCCTCCACCGCCCCCTGAGCCACCACTTGAGCCAGCACCGAATCCTTTGGTGTTGTTCGTGGCCGTCTTAACGCCGCCGAAGTTCGCACCCCTGTTTGACTCGCGCTCCAACTCCTGTCGAGCGGCCGCGATGTCGTTGGCCCGAGCCGTGATGCGATTGACGGCATTGTCGACCGAGGACGCCACTGCTTCGCTGGCAGCACCGACATAGTCGGTAGGCTGGCGATTGATAGCGTCCTGGAATGCCTTGGATGCCCGTTCGCCAGCGCCCGCATACGAGTTTTCGATCCGGCTCAAGCTCACGCTGTCGATCGTCGGTATAGCGGCTACGCCAGCATAACTGCCTAAGGAGTTGATGGCAGATACGGCCGAATTCACGGCGGTGATGACCTTGTTGATACCAGTTTCGACGCCGGAGATCATCGAGTTCATGGCACTCAGGACGGCATCGCCGATTGCAGACGGCACTGTCTGGAAGGTAGCAACCACCACATCCTTCATTTTCACAAAGGAATTGATGATCGCGTTAATACTGTCCTTCAGGGCGCTCCACACGTCCTCCATTGACAGACCAACTCCGGAAAGAGCGGTGTTGATGGTCGACAGGATGGTATCGAACGCAGAGACGATGGTTGCCCGTGCTTGATCGGCGCCCTCTCCCAAAACCTGCCAAAGTGCGGTCGCGTAGTCGCCGAGCGTGGCAAAGCTGCCCTGCAGCGGGACTATGGTGTCCTGAAATTCGGTAAAAGCGAAAGCCGCTGCGCCAACGGCCGCAGCGAGAAGGACGAATGGATTGAGGAGCGCCGCCGCCCCGGCAATAAGTGCTGGACCGGCGAACATCGCTCCGAGAGTAATGGCCGCCGCCGCCGCGGCATTGGCGACCGAGCCGATCTTGCCGGCCAGCGCCTCTAAGATGCCGTTGACCGCAGTAGTAATGCCAAGTGCCTTCGCCTGCTGGCCAACATACTCGGTAACCGAGTTTTTCAGCCGGGTGAAGCCATCTGCAATCGTGGCATTGGTCGCATTGAACTGCGCTTCGATCGGCTTCTGCGCGGCAAGAATCGCCTTAAAGACCCGATCGGATGTCAACTTACCATCAGCGCCGAGCTGCTTCAGCCCGCCGATGGTTGTCTTGAATTCGTCAGCAATGGCCTTCGCGATGAGGGGCGCGTTTTCCCGAAGAGAACGAAGCTCGTCGCCCTGCAGTACGCCTGAACCAAGCGCCTGGCCGAGCTGAAGAATGCCGGCGGCCTGTTCCTGAGCGCCAGCGCCACCCGCCTTGAAGGCTTTCGACACGATATTGGTCGCGTCGGCGATCTCCTGCTCCGATTTGGCGACGTCGGACGCTGAACGAATGAGCTTGGCGTAGAGATCAACATAGTCGCTAAAAGCGATCCTGGCGCTATCAGCGCCCTGGCGGAGTTCCTCTAGAGATCTCGCCTGCGTTCCCGTCGACTGGGCGGCCGAAGCGATCTTGTTCCCCGCCTCCGTCCAGGCGTCGGCGTACTGCTGGATCTCGGAAACGCTCAGCGCGGCTCCAACTATTGCCGTCGTGGATGCGAGAGAATTGCGGAACGAGGCGTTGATGTTGCCCGTCATCTTCGCAAAGCGCGTTTCGATCGCTTTTGCGCGAGCATTCGTAACGCCCTGCGCACGGTTGAGCGCGTTTTCGTATTTCTTGATGTCAGCTGAAAGCTGCACGACGAGGCGCTCTAGATCGGTTGCGGCCATGATTATTCCTTAGACTGCAGCCACTCAAAGAGCTCTTCGGCTTCCTTGTTTGACATCTTCTCTTCGCCGCCCTGCGTCCGCACGAAGCCGTCGACCGCAGCCATGTATTCCCACATGCTTGACGTCTTAACGTCCGCAACGGTCCAGCCCATTGCGACGCCCACCCCATAGATCGACGCAAAACGGAGCTTGCCGTTCGGCAGATCGTCTATTCGGCTTGTGGAGTTGGCGCCGGCGGCTCCCCCACGGGCTCATCAGGAGCGCCGAGAAGGCCAGCCGAAAGAATGGCGATGGCAAAGGGGTGGCTCTCAAGCGGGGGTAGTTTCTCGACGTAGAACCGCACCTTCTTGAGTGCGTCCGCGGCCGACATGCCGCCGCCGATCAAGCCGAGGCGGATGACATTCGAGATGTCTTCAACGCGCCATTGATGCGAATGAAGACGATGCAGGACCACATAAGGCCCAGCATCGGTTTTCTCCTGGAGCTCGGCGAGCTCGCCCCATCGAAGGGCGAACCTGTAGGTACCGTCAGCCCAATCGAGGTCGATCTCAGCACTTCTGCTCATCAGAAGGTATCCGTGCGAACCAGCGCGCCGTCGGACTGCATCGAGACGTTGAGGGTCACTCGACCGCCCTGCTCGCCGCCCATTTCAAGGCTTTCGATATGCACCTTGCCAGTCCAGGTCACAGTGCCGGTCGAAAACTCGATTTCAACCTTCACATTGACGGACTCGACGCTTTCATAGCCTTCCTGCCAAGTCAGGACGGATTCCGCAGCAAGGACGCCCTCACCGGATACGGAGGCTGAAAGGCTCTCCACGTCGCGGCCAAGAACGATCGGGGCGTCGGGCAGATCGCAGTCCGGAAGGCTGACTTCAGAAAGCGACTTGGTCTGAGTGAAGGACTTGGAAGTAAAACCGCAAGGAGCGGTGTAGGTGCCGTTGCCGGCAAGGTCGAGAAGCACGCGGAATTTGCCAAAGCGCGCCGTGGTGGGCTGTGCCATTCAAGGTCTCCAAAAATGTGGTGGTGGTGCGCGGTGGTAGCCGCTATGCGACCTCGACTGAGGCCGTGATACTGACGATCGCCCGATTGGTTGCGCCGTCGCTCTCGCGCTGAAGCCGCGTTATGCGGTGTGTCAGTGTGGCCAAGGCGTTGACGCCTAAAACCAGTTCCGCCTCATGCAGGACACGGCGGACCGCGCCCGAAATTTTGCTGGCCTCAGCGCTGCCGAAAGCCTCGTTTGCGCCCCAGGACCAGACATCGATCTGGCCGGTGACTTCAAGGGTTTCTATGCCCTCGGCATCATCCTGCGTGGCGTCCCATGGTCCCATCGAGATATATGGTGAGGCGACGACGCCCACGGGCGGTCGGTCATGGACGCGATTGCCGACGAAGCTGGCAACCGTCGCGTCAGCTTTCAGCCGTGCGATAATCGCGGCTTTCAGCTCATAAACTGGATCCATCAGCCACCTCCTGCTGCAACCTCTTTGGCTGCCTTGTTGATGGCGCGGGTGATCTTACCTTTGGAGCGCTTGCGGAGAGCGCGGTAAGACACATAGAAGAAAGGCTGCGCCGCAGACCCTGGGTGTCCAGTGCCGCCGCCTGCCGCCAACTGCTTCTTACCCTTCACCGTGCCGCCGCTTTTTGCGACGTTGTGTGGCGCAGTACCAAACTCAATCCAGCGTGCGTAAAACGCTTCGTCATCGCCGGCCACAACTGTTATCTTCAAATCGCTAGCGCCGCCCGCGCCTGCAACTACGGCCAGAGGAAAGAGTCCCTTGGGGGCGTCTCCCCAAATCCACGTGATGGATTCTCGCAGTGCTCCCGTATCTGCTGGAACAAGACTTTTCGCCAAGGCGACAATCTCATCCGCCGCAGAAGCCATTGCATCTCGGATGCGCCTGCGCACAGTAACCGGTAGCTTCGCGAGCTTCTTCTGCAGCCGTTTAAGGTTCTGGATTGTCACGCGTCCACCTGTCCGCCGATCGTCGCCAGCATCTCGATGAGCGCGTTCTTCTGGTCGGAATTCACCGGCGGCGACGTGATCGAGTAGATCTCGCCGTTACGACCGACAGCACGCCATGTGGCGTCCAGCGTCCTCGTCCGACTGCTGCTGCGAACCACGATAGTCACCGGCTGGAGACCTTGTAGGCGGCTGGCCATCACGGCCTCTGAACCCATTCGCGGTACGATCTCGGCGTAGTCTTCGAAGGCAGTCGCAAACTCACCCACCGTGGGCGCGCCGAAGCCGTCATCGCCGGGAGTGCGCTGCTGGAACTGCAGCTTGGCGCGCATATGTCCTGCGGGCATCGGCAGGCCTTTCTGTAGGGAGAGCTTTACCCAGCCCGAAGGCTGACGCCGCACAGGCGCGGGTCACGTTTTTGACGTCACCGGCCTTGAAGGCGATCGTGACAGGCGGACGAGGCTTCCAGTCGTAATCGGCCAGAAACCTCACCCACATCAGAGCGCCACGCCTGGGAACTGGACGTCGACGGCGAGAACGGTGGTCGACTTGGCGAGGCCAAGGAGACAGACATATTCGCCGGAGCCGACATCAGCGAGCGGGCAGATGCCGCCCGGCGTATCGGAGAGGTAATATGCGGTACCGGCAGTCAGCGTCGCGCCAATCGTGATATCGCCGCTCTTATGAACCGAAACAGGCTGGTTGGCCGATGCGCCGTTGAGCGCAATGCCGGTTGCCTGCCGCGCCTCTGCGGTTGCCGAGTTGCTGTCGGCAAGCATCCACTTCTTCGTGGCTGACGCCAGATATACGGCCTTACCCGCTGCAATGGTTTCGCCGGCCATGCCGGTCAGGTTCGCGCTGTTCGCGCCCGCGACGACATTTGCCGCGGTAATTGTCAGGTCCGCCATTGAGATCCCTCTGGCGCTATCAGCGCCTGTAGTTGCAAAGAAGCGCGTCGAAGGCAGTCCAACTCGGGACTGCGCCGTTCTCGCGCGTTTCGAAAGCTTCCGCGATCCACAGCAGCATCGCGTGCCTGACCGCCGGGGGCAGTGTTTCGTAGCCAGCCGTCACGGTGATCTTGATGCGCGATCCTGAGCGAAGAACTGGCCAACGTTTGCCGAAGGCCGGAATGATCGACGTTTCCAGGCCATCAGCGCGCAACTCGAAATCAGCAGCGGCGATTGTTTGATCGACACCGGCGGCGTCGAGATACTCGATCTCTACGCTGGACACGGGCGCGACGGGCAACCGGCAGAAATCTGCGAAGCTATCGCACATCACTTCCATGGATTGCTCCGTTAGAGGTGTGCCGGTGTACTTCTCGACGTAATCCCGCGCTGCCTGGATGTAGCCATCGATGAGCGCGTCGTCGTCATCGTGTAGGATGTTGCACTGCCGCTTTACGTCAGCGGCGGTGATTGGCTCAGTCGGCGGGGTTACCACCTTCGGCGGGTACCACATCAGCCTTGCCCTTCTTCTTCACAGCGGTCACCGGCTTTAGATCGGCCGGTGCTACGGCGGCCTTCCCTTCGGCCTTCACAGCGAACCCGGCGTTGATCAATCGACCCGCCTCACCTGTCACAACGCCATCGACCTCTTCGCCATCGAACTCGTGCTCGTCTCCAGGAGCCAAGCACAGGTCGGGGCCGGATAAGCCGGCAATCATCTTCAACAGCATGTCGTCTCCCAGAGTGTGTGCGGGCCAGCCGAAGCCAGCCCGCCGACCGATTAGGCCTGACGCAGATGCTTGATTGCCGCGGTATCGCCGAGCTCACCGTCGAAGCGGATGTAACCAGCAACACCAAGGTTCGGCCAGAACCGTTCGCGCATGACGCCGATAACCGGCGCACCGACCTTGCGGACGAAGTATTTTCCGAAGTCACCAAACAGCATCGAGCGGTTGCCGGTCGCGATGCCGGCGACTGCCTGGTTGATCTCGTAGCGATAGCCGAGCAGCGAACCGGGAACGCCCTTGGTGACGTCACCCATCTGCCAGAGGTAGTTGCCCTGGCCGTCCTTCAGCTTGCGGATAGACGCGAGCGTAAGGTCGTTGAACTGGAACCCTACCTTCGGCGCCTGGCGGTAAGCCGGATCGACCGAATGGACTAGGTCAATGACCTCGTCGGAGGCAATAGCAGTCGCCGAAGCAGCAGTCTTGCCGAGGGTGGAGGCGGTTGCCACGCCGTTCGGGGCATTGGTGCCCGTGCCGGTCGTCAGCTGCGCATTCGCAACGCGACCGAGACGCTCGCCCAGAAGCGAACCGAGCAACGTCTCCATGTTGAAAATGGAGTCCTGCGCAAGCTCGAAGGAGAACTTCACGAACTTCGTGTCGAACACATAGGCGTCGAGCTGCTTCTGCCCGAACACCGCGTCGGCGGAACCGTCGTCCGTGACATCCGCGCCCTGGGTATGGGCGTAGCCCGTGCCGGAGGTGTCGTCGATCGTCGGCAGAAGGATCGTGTTGCCGCTCGACGTGTTGAGTTCGGTCGTCACGCCCGGATCGTACATCGGGCCGAACGCCTTCATCGCCTTGATGATCTCGTTCGCCAGTTCGGTCGGGACAGTGAAGCCACCGGCTGCGCCAGTTGCCGAAGACTGAGCTCGATACTCTTCGCCCTGCTGGATGCCACCCTTGAGGACTGCACGCTCCTCAGGTTCCAGAGCGCCAAGATCGGCACCGGACGCCATGTATTTGAAGAATACCGACCGGTAGGACAGCTCCTCGCCAGAGTCTGAGCCGGCGGCGTGGCCACTCGTGCCGGCGCCCGGACGGCGCTCCTGGCGGCGCTGTTCGAAGCGTGCTTCGATCGCGGCAGTGCGTTCCTCGCGCTCGATTGCGCGTTCGATCTGATCGAAATCAGCCATGATAGCATCATGGCGAGCTTCAAGTTCGCCGGCGCGCGCCTGATCGGTATTGGCAGTGATTTCATTCAGGGCTTCGCGGGCCTGGGTTACAAGGCGGCCGCGCTTTTCCTGCATCTCGGTAAGAGTTGCCATTGTTGGTCTCCAAAATGTGGTGGGGTTGGTTGTTGGCAGGACATCTGTCCGGCCCTCCGGCGATGCCGGGTGACTACAGGGCGTCCTGCCGGATGCCCCGAAACTTTTGCTCGCTAAGTGCTCGTCGCTCGGCAATTCGCCTTGCTGCAGCGGTCGCATTCTCGGCCTTGCGCTGATCAGCCACCATTTCGGCTCGGACCTCATCCAAGGACCGCTTACCGATGGTCGTATCGTCGTAGGCTGGAATTGGCGTAGCGGTCACCTCGAAGAGATCAGCCTCCAGGATGGTTCGTTTCGGCATCTCGCCGGTATCGTCCCATTCCTGCTTGGTGGCGCGGAATCCGAAGCTCATGCCGGAAATGTCCCCGCGCTCGACGAGCTCCCATAGGTCGTTGCCGTCGGTCGTATTCGGGACGTCGATCTCGACCTTCAAGCCTCGCTGGTCTTCGGACAGTCGAAGCGTTCCGCTTTTTGTCCGTCCGATCACACGACCAGTATCGTGGTTGACCAGTGCGAGGATATCCCCGCGAATGGCCTTACTGAAGGCGCCGGGCGCGATACGCTCGACGAAGTAATCGCCGATCGTGGTGTCGCTATTCCAGATAACGGCATAACCCGCCAAGGTCCGCATTTCGTTATCCGCGCGGACCTCGACGCCGAGAGATCCGCCCCGCTTTTCAATATCTTTCATCCGGCCTGGGCCTCGTCATTCTCGTTATCGTTGGCTGGCGGCTGTTCCTGCTCAGGCTTTGCTTGAGCTTGAGGCTGAGATCCGAGCGGCACGGTGGCACCTTGGATATACAATTTCTCGGCCTCCCCGCCTTTCGAGGGCAGGTTTTCGAGCGACCGCACCTCGTCAGGCGTTCGAATGCCGTTCTGGATCGCGATCCCGTAACCGTCCATGCGGCTTTTGAAGTCACCGCGCAGAAGCCCGTCCAGATTGTGCTCCACGTATCGGCCGCTATTTGAGCGACCAAAGAACTTGAGATTGATCTCGTCTTCCAGCGCCTTGGCCCACTGGCCAATCAGGTGTTTGACGAGATGCAAGTCCTGTTGTTCAGCGTTGCTGAATGTCGCGCGGCTCAAGTCCTGTAGAAAAACAGGCGGGAGCTGATAGGCTCGCGCGATCTCCTCGACCTGAAACCGGCGCGCTTCGACCATCTGCCCTTTGGCAGGATCAAGACCAACTGCGTTGAGCTTGTAACCGGTCGGGATCGCAAAAATCGGCTCACTGGCGTTCTTTGCGCCTTCGACCGAGCGCATGACATCCGCGGTAGCCCGCTTCATGGCGTCGGTATTTGCCGGTAACGGGCCTTCCAGCGACAGCGGGGGAACACCGCCACCGGCGAAGAAATTCGACCCGTAGTCATTCATGGCGATCGCAAGCTGGATCGCTTTCGACGCCTGCGAGATGGGACCGTAGTGCCTCAAGCCGCAGCTGCGGCGCATGAAAGGCACGTCTATCACGTCGGCTGCGTCGTAGACTTTCCCTTCGAACTCGTAGGTGACCTTCAGACCGACACGTTTGATAGTCGTCTTGGCGGGATCCATGGGCCATAGGGAGTCAATGCCCTGTGGCGTCCGTTCGATATAGGCCAGCCCTCGACCGCCGGTGAACACCTGCTGCCAGAACCACTGGAAAAACGCGAAGGAGCCAAGCCCGTCGTTCGGGGCGACGTTCACGACTGTCTCGATGCGCCCGGTAACGCGCTTGGCGCCGTCCTTGGTGTCTCGGTAAGCATGTCGCGGCAACGAGGCCAGCGTGCGCGAGAGAAAGGCCACTGCCGCCCATACGGCAGGGACAGTGAGAGCGCTGTCGATCGTCACCGCCGGTAGATTGGCGGAGCTGAGACCGAAGAACGCAAAGAAGTTCTCAGAGCTCACCGGCACCGTTGGATTTTCGATGCTGGCGCGGGTTTCCGCCGGTTTTTCTGCGTTTCGGCGGCCGAAGCCAAAATTCCAAGCCATTACGCCGCCTTATTGATTGAGAAAGTTGGATCGTCCCATGGACTGTAGACCGACGCCGCACCCTCGTAGCTACCGGCCATCGCGGCCGCCATCGTCAGCGCTACCGCGCCGTCGATACGACCTCTGGACTTCTGCTTGTCGAGTTTGCGGTTGCCGCTGGGATCCTGCCGCACCGTAGCATTCATCATGCACATGGTCAGAACCGGATGGCCGCCGTGGGCGAGCTTGCCGTTCAGCAGGATACTCTCGAGCTCGCGCAGCGCCGGCGATATAGATGCGAAGCCCTGCCCGAACTGCTCGAAGATAGCATCGTCGCCCTCCAACTGCTCTTCGGTGAAACCTACCTTGAGCAGCCACGGCTTGAGATGCCGCCAGTTCCAGCGGTCGAACGCTATCTTTCGGATGTCGAGTTTCTGCGACAGCTCAAACAGATGGTGCGCGACGAACTCATACTCGACCGTCGGCCCGGGCGTCGTTTCCAACTTGCCCTGCTTGTGCCAGACATCATACGGCACGCGGTCGGCCTTGGCCTTGTCGCGCAGCGCTTCGCCGGGAAGCCAAAACGTGGGCTTGACGTTCCATATGGTGCCTGCCTCCGTCTCTTTCGGCGCCATAAGCACCAAAGACGTCAAGTCGGACACCTCAGAAAGGTCAAGGCCGCCAAAAACAGGAAGACCAGCAAAATCCTCAAGCGCGTGAGCATCGCAGGCCCGCCAGACGGCGGGAGACACAAACGGCGCCGATGCATCAATGCGCTGATTGAGGAAAAGCCAACGAAAGCTGGCCTCTTTTGTCGGCATGCGCATTGCCAGCTGCGAAAAGTCCTCAACGTCCTTGATCGAACGAAAGACGCCTAGTGCCGGGTTTGCCGCCTCCCACCCCGCCCTATCGTTGAGTTCACACTCAACCGGCGCGGTGTATATGTGCGAAACAATGCGCGGATCCTTCGACGTCTCAGCGTCGTCGATCCACCGCGAAAATAGATCGTTGTCGGTTGAGGCCTGCGTCGAGATGGCGAATAGCATCGCGCGGCCTTCGTACGCGCCCTGCGACGTCTCGATCGCCTCGACGAAATCATCCGTCGGGCCTTTGATCTGACCGACCTCGTCCAGGATTGCCAGGATAGGCGAGCCACCGTGCGCGCTTTTCGCCTCGGCAGAGCTGGCCTGATATTCGACGTTCTTCGCGAGGCCGACGATCATCTTCGCCGACGGCACGATGCGCGCGAGCTTCGAGAGCTCAGGCGACATCATCACCATCTTCGAGGCGTAGTTGAATACTTCGGCAGCCTGTTTGCGAGAGCGAGCGCCGGAAACGATGCGGCCGTTCTGGTATGCCTCCGGACCGACGATGTGCGCCAGCAATAGGCACGCAATTAGGCCGGTCTTGCCGTTCTTACGGGCGATAGACAGATATGCGCGAGAGGTGCCTGCCGGATTGTCGTAAACAGCAAGGATAAATCGCTTCTGGAAATCAAGAAGATTTACAGGTTTGCCGAGCAGAGTCCCTTCTGGGACCAGGCAGAATCGCTCGATGAACGCAATCACGCGTTCGCCGCGGGTCATCGGCTTCTTTGCCATGTGTAAATTTCATCCTCGCGTGCGCGCAATGCGCGATCGCGCGCGAGGCCGTTATCCGGGCCTGGCCAGCAAGTCATCCTCTAAGGGGTTATCGCCCTCGATTTCCTTGGCTGCTTCGCGCCTCTTAGCTGCGTCCCTCGCCTCGCCCTGTTGAGCCCTAGCGTGCAGCGCTAGCGATCGCCGAAAAGACAAAATTGATGCTGCGTGCATCTGCACGATGGTTTTGCGCGGATTGGCCATCAATGTGCCTTTCTCCGTCACAGACACACCGCCCTCGTCCCTGAGCAGTTTCTGTTCACGCACCAGATCGGCCATTGTTCTGGCCAGCATGGCAGCGAGCTCAAGGTGATGGTCAGACCATTCCGACCTGGCGAACTCGGCCACGACGTTTCGAAAGAATGGCTCGTCGCCTTCGTCGAGTGGGACGTTCACCGGCGGCGATATTTCGATAGTGGCCTTGGCCATGACCCGCACGGCTTCAGCGGCGCTGTCGATGCGCGCCTTCCTCTTCGCCATGTTGTGGATTCCTCAAGGCCTCGCGCGCTTGCGAATGCGGGAGGCAAAAAACTGTGTTAGCACTATCGTTGTGTTACCGCGCCGGTCCTTCGCTGAGTGACCCCAGACCTTGACCTACCCCCTCCGGGAGTGACATTTTTGTCACTTTTCGATGTTGCGGTGCACAAAAGTGACATTTTTGCAACATTTCGGTCGATCGGCAGGGTCAAAATCCAAATTTTTCGTCACAACAGACGAGGTTAGCTCCCATAACTTTTCTGTATTTTCTCAGTGAAAACAGTGCATTATAGCTCAATCGGATACCCATCCAAGCCGTATGTGACGACCTTCTTGCCATTCTCCATCATCTGCTTCGCACTATTGTGGTGATGGTAGCAAAGCGACTGCAGGTTCGTGGGATCGTGGAAGAGATCAAGCTGACCTTTGTGCGGTTCGATATGATCGACTACCTCAGCCGCCGTGATGTCCTCAGTCTTCAGACAGAACTCACATAGTGGCTGCAATGATAGCTGATACTCTCGAATGCGCTGCCATCGAGCAGTCTTGTAGAGATGCTTCCAAGGATGTCTGGTTGCAGAGGTGGGAGTTGAACCCACTGCCTGATGGTTATGAGCCATCCGAGATACCGTTTCTCTACTCTGCTTGAAAGCAAAAGCGGCAGGGAGCCGGTGCGTTGCACTAGATGCTCAACCTGCCGCAGGACTACCACGCAGCGAGAGGAGGCGCGCATGGTAATGGAAGACGCCAAAGGGTGCGCATCGTGGAGAGGCGTTAGGCGTGCTGTTGGGGATGCCGACAGGGTCCGCTATGCGGCACGTCCTGTCAGGCTGTAGTTACGCCCGGCTCATCGCTGGCCGAGCGCCCGTCGCAACGTTTGTGCGCCCGGATGGAATGGGAGCCGCGCAGTTGTGCGACGCCTTCACCCATAAAGGGGCACCAGTTGCGAGAAACTTCCCTCAAGCCTTCCTTGCGTACTCCGCCAGCTTCATAGCCTCTTCGAAGTTGTTGTTTGCCGCAACTAACAGTCGCCTACCTGCACTGATCGCATGACGGCCATTATATCCACGCGCTTCACCAAGCTGGCCAAGGCTCCTCGCCGTGACTGCTTCGGTCAGCAACCGAACATGCCCGTCCTGCATCGCGTCGAGCGCACGACCGAAAACATCCCGATTTTCCTTCTCAGTGAAGATGTCCTGCCAGGCTTGCGAGCCGCTCTCGCCCTTCTTCCCTTTCTTGCCGCCGATGAACAGCTGCCGCAGGTTGGCGGGGGCGTAAGGAAAACCGTCAGGGCATTGCTTGGTCAAAGGCATCGCAGGCGTGTTGGCGATTGCCTCGGCAAGCATAAGCCGAGATTCCGACCTTGATATCTCGATGCGCTGGCGCTTTTCTCGGCGCTTGCTTACCCCATGCGGTGGGCGAGCATCGACTATCCACCGAAAATGAGCATTGCTGCCTGAGGTGTCTTCCTCGGCGCCCTTGTCGCGCGATGACTTTTCACGATTGTCCAACATCGCACCAACGGGCATTTTGATGTCTGCCTCTACGACTTGATCGACTACCATCTTGTGGCCTCGTTCAGTCTGGCTTCCGTCACTGAACCGAAGTCGACCGATACGCACTATGACGCGGTGCCGCTTGCCGTCGTCGTCAATGTGGACGCCGTGTTTGACGCTGGGACCGTAAGGAAGGCCGTGAATTTCTCGAGATGCCAACGTATCGAAATTGCTCCCATCAACACGACGCAGCATGGTTGGCTCCGCCCGGTAGTCGGAGGGCAAATCCCGGATCTCGTCTTCAACGAGGTCTAGGCTCGGTTCGTATTCGACGGCTCGTTCTGGTCCGAACCCGTCGTCGGACGCCTGATTGTCGTTCGCGGGCACGAGGCTCCAGTTGGTCCGGATTGGAGCCGGATCTTCGGCTGGCACGCCTTCGGCGACTCCCACCGGACGGTTCCGGAACGAGATAAGCGCGCCGAGAGCGGCAAGGTCACGATGGCGTGGCTTCTCCGTCTTCAGTTTCCGTCCAAAAATCTCGTGATCGTGTTTTGCGGCTTTCGTGCGCCAGGCATCAAGGACGGCTCGGTGTTCTGCCGGTGTGCGCTCCTCTTCCACAGGAGCATTCGTCGACTGCGGCGTAGTCGATCTTTTGCGCAAGAGCATTCCGCCGCAGATGAGCGAACGATAAAAGCCGGCAGGGACGGCACTCTTATCGCATACCTGTTTCTGCAAGGTCGCAGCTGTCATCTAATTATTCCTCCCCTTCCAGCGCTCCAGCGCCGCGTCACCCTTTGAACTATTCCTCAAGAAATACTCGCCGGTTGTGTGCGGCTTCCATTGAAGCATTCCGCGGCTCTTCAGGATCATCTCAGTTCGGTCGGTTATCCGTTTGTGAACCGAACCATGTCTTCTGTGCAGAAAATCTGCTTGTGATTGCGTGAGGCGAAGATCGTTCGCCGACCATGGCCCATTTGTGTTGCGGGAAATCAAGAAGCTGCCTCCATGACTTGGTTGACGTGGTCTGATGATGTTGCGGATACAGGAACGATATAATACCAACCGCGCCAAAACGCCGGTGCGCTCCACACATTCCGCCGCAGGGCGTTGATCAGCAAGTTTGCCTTCGCTCGGTCGCCAATTAACTTCCGGTTAAAAAAGTTCGCGCATTTTTACGGTCTACCGCTTGGGAGATGTGTCATGCGTATCGGTGGCGGACTGCTCATATTTGTAATTCCGGTTCTTGCTATAGTTGGCTTCGGCGCCTGCCTTGCCTGGGAGCGGCTTGAAGTGATCGATCCGGTGCTGACTGGCTCGATCAAATAAAAAGTGTACGTTTCGCGCCGGAACGATCCCCACCGCCTGCCGTTCTGTCCTCGCCAAAATCGAGGAAACCCATGCGCACCTTGCTCACCACAGCGGCAGTTTTCGCACTGACCGCAACATCAGTTTTCGCTCAGACACCACCCGAGCCACCGAAGCCGCCGGTAGCACCTGCGGAGATCACACCCGAAAATCCGCCGCCACCTCCTGCACCGCCGGGTCCACGCGGCCCGGAGCGTGACCAGCGCGCTGAAGGTGACCGCCGGCCACCACCTCCCAGGCCACCTGAACGCGGCGCGAGGATACACTTGGAAACCGGACAAACCCGGCTGGACATCCGTTGTCGCGACCGTGAATCGACACGGGAATGCGGTGACGTTGCTCTGCGGATCCTCGAAAGTTTGAACAAGTCACCAGATAGCGATGACGGTGACCGCGACTACCAAGATCGCGACAACAGAGGCCGCAACGACGGCCGTTGGAGAAATGACAGATGAACCGCGACTATCTCAGCGACATCGACCGCCTCGGCCGCCAGCTCAACCAACTTCGCAGCCTGTTCACGAAGCAGGCCGGCGACGCGGCGGATGAGGCGGCTTCCTATGCCGCGCCCCGCATGCGGCAGTTCTCACGACAGCTACAGCGAGAGGCGCCGCGACTGGTCAAGGCGGCAAGCCGCAATCCTTCGGCCGCTACCGGTGCAATCGTCGGGGCATTGGTCGTTGGCGCTGCGTTCGCATGGCTGCTCTCGGCCGGTGGTCGCGAGCGCGAAGGCTAAGCCTCCGTTCACTGCGACCGACTTCAGCAGGCAGTTATCCGGAAAATCCGGATAACTGCGGACCGTACCTGAAAGCCCTCTGCCTTCGGGAGTTCGTGCAATTTTTTGCACAGACTAGCCCGCTGCCCGGGTCGTACCTTTCTGCCGGTTGTCGTTGACGGCTTTCCGCTCCTCACGGCTCAATCGCGGCTTTGGCCATTTACTGGTCAGATAGAACCACAAGAGGTCGGTGGCATGGTATCGTTTCCCGTCGATGGTGATTGTGAAGAAACCATCTTTGTCCACGGAGCCAGCTGGCTTGCCCGCCCTCTGTTCGTTGAACTTCTCGCCCGCGTCCTCACAGGGGAGCCATGTGAAAACTGCCGTGACCGGGTCGAATCTAAGTCGCTGCTTTAGGCGTTCGTGCGTAAGGTCTTTCATGCGGCCTCCTTCTGGTAGGTGATCTCTAGTTGCGGATTGATATTGATGGCCACAGGCAGGCCGTGAAGCTGATCGGTGTCCTCGATTGCTCTGAGGCCAGCAAAGCGCATCAGTTGATGCAGGAAGGCCTGTCCACGCGCCTCAGCCACCTTGTCAGCGGCCTCGACATAGAATGCATGATCGACCTTCCGATTGCCGGTCTGCAGGACGAGCGTGACCTTGCGCCCCACGCCGACGTCCACATCGACGCGGCTGTCAATGATCGTTGCTTTGAATTGCCCGATCGGGGAGAACCGGCCGACATCATTGACCATCGGTAGCCCCGGCGTTTCGTTGTTGTCATTGACGGGCGCCGGTGACCTGGCAACCGGAGCGTTCGCCTTAGACTTCGAAATCGCCGCTCCTTTTGCATCCCCGTGGAATAACGGCAGATCCTCATCGAAGCGTTCATCTCTCAGCCAGTTCGCTGGCTCGGCCATGAACTTCATCGGGGTGTCGTTTCGGTTGTAATGATCAGCCCACCTGAGTGCTTCGGTACTGGCCTTTGCGCGCTGATATGCATCGAGCTTCGCCCACTCACCTTCAGCCTTTTTCTTTCCATGCTTGCGCGGCCAGGCCTTCCAGAAGCTGCTGAACTCCTCTCCCGGTGCCGTACCCGCCTCGGTGGCCCCTGGGCCATCCGGAGGCGGTGGCGCAGCCACGGCATCGAACATGTCCCCATTTACCCGTATCCCGGTCTGGTAGCCGGGTACGGTAAATGGGTCTTCGTTCGGAGTTTCACGAACACTAACGGCCGTAGTGTTCGGAGTTTCCCGAACGCTTGTGTTAGAGTTTTCCCGAACACTATCAACATCATCCGTAGTGTTCGGAGTTTCCCGAACACTAGGTGGTGACGCCCATATTGGGACGTAGCGGGAGGCCTGTCTGCCGCTGCCTACGGTGGCGGTGATATACCCCCAATCCTCAAGATCTTTGAGGGCGGAATGCACGTCACCGATATAGAGACCAAGGCCGGCAGGATCGCGCTCCTTCAGCTGCGCGACGATGTGCCGGACACTGGCCAGAGCGTCGCCATACTTCCGGTGATACCAGTCCAGCAGGAAGCCATAGACCGCCAGATGCTTCCGCTTCATCCGGCGATCGAGCGGTGCGATGGTGGAGAGCCTGAACTTGTTCTCCAGGCTGTCCAGGCTCTCGTTCGGTTTCGTCACTTAGCTTTGCCTCGATCTCACGCGGATGCCGCTCTCGCCGGCGCGGTGGCCGGACGTTGTGTGGTTGGTGGTTCGGTGGACGGGTTAGTAGAAGCTTGCTTTTGCTTCGCTTCGCAGATGACGTTCCCATCGGCGCGCGCACGCCGAAACTGATCGAAACGCGTCCGCGTAGTCGATCATTTGGCCGCCAGTCAGATCGCCGACCTCATTATCGTAGTCGGCAGTTACCGACTTGAGGATGGGCGTGACCTCCTGGAGAAAATTCCTCATGACGCCAAACTCGCTGCCCTCGTTGCCGTAGACGTCGCGGACGCCAATGCAAATTTGCGCTGTTTCGGTGCTGTTGATGGTATCAGTCATGCTGCCGCCCTCGCCTCGATTTTCGCCTGTATCCAGGCAGTGACTTCCTCTCGAACGAATGCTACGCGACGATCGCCGAGCAACACAGCGACCGGAAAGCGGCCGTCGGCGCGATATCGATTCAACATCGTGCGGCTCATCGATGTTATGCGGCAGGCCTCGTTCAAGCTGACAAGGGTGGGGTTGTTGTCATTTACTGGTGACAT